ATACAAGCAATAATTGAATTTAAATTAGGAGGTGTCACAGAACGTTTAGCATCTTTAGGTACTGCTGCAGCAAAGATGGGTGCTGCTCAAGCTGCAATAGATATGTCTGCAGTTGCATCATTTAATGTTGATATGACTGCAATCGCTGAATATTATTTACAACATAGTGAACACTTAGTAAATACTTTAGCAAGTGGTATACAAGATAGGTTAAGAGAAATTATAACTAACGCTGTCAAAGAAGGTTTAACTATTGAAGATACTCATAAGAAGATTGCAGAAGTATTTAATGGACCGGTTACTATAAAGGTTCCAGAGAAGACTAATGAAGCAGGAGAAACATTAAGACGTGCTTATGAATATGAAATGAATAAAGATTCATACACTACAATGCTAGCTCGTTCAGAAATTCAAAGAGCAGTTAACAATGGTAGGATAGAAGGATATATACAAAGTGATTTAGCAAAGAATGTAAGATGGGTGGCCAATCCAGGTGCGTGTGAGTTTTGTACTCCACACAATGGGGAGGAATATCCAGTAGAAGATTCACAAGATTTAATTCCATTACATCCTAATTGTAGATGTACTTGGATTGTATCTGAATATAAAAGTTATGAAGAAGCACAAGCGGGTAATGATAAATTTGCTAATCCAGAAGATATATATGCAGACCCAAATGGAGTTGGTATTGTGGACTTCTTTAAATTGAATGATAAAGAATTTGACCAAGTTCAAAAGTTAATAGAAGATGGTGATGAAACTGCAGCACTAAAAATACTGAAGGAGAAATTAAAGTGAAAGCCATACAATATATTATAGATATGACTTACGATAGAACAGATACATTAAAGACTGCAGGAATCCTATTCAGTATACTATTGAAGACAATGAAGAAGATAAAAGAAAAGGGTCACACAGGATATACTAATAAAGAGTTTGCAATGTATCCAGTAAGTGCAAGTTCAATTGCTAGAACAAAAAAATTAGTTATGGTTGGTAACGGAAAAGGTCTAGCAGTATTAGATGCCATAGATGAATTATTTATGGAAGAGATTACAAAACAAAATTTAAAAATATTAAGGAGCGAGAATGTCAGTTAATCTTTTTAAATGTACTAATTGTAATAAAGAGTTTACTTGTCAGATGGACTCAGTATATGTTTGCAAATTCTGCAAGTCTAATGGTAGTATGAAAAAGATTGATTTAAGAATTATAAAAGATATTAACTTACTTCCTACATTAACAGATGTAGAACTTAGACAAGAACATTATAAGGTACATAAATTATATAGTATAGTGAAGAGAGAAATAAAATATAAGATTCCAGCAACGGAATCATTGAAAACATTACAGACAGTAGATTTAGCAATCAAGAAAGAATTAGATGTTAGGGAGGCACCTTATAAAATAAAGATGAAAACAATTGAACTAATAATAACTCCTATGAAGTTAAAAAGAAATAAATTACAAGATGCGTTAGGTATTTGTAATTGTGGTCAAGCAATGTATTATAGTGAGTCAAAGAAAATAATGTATTGTCCCAAATGTCATCCAGAAATTGGTAAACCAAAAACGTATGACCCAAACGAAGACTTTGATAATGTTAAACCTATTCCTACATTGTTACAAAAGACAATAAATAAATATCCTAAAGTAAGTTCAAAACAAATTGCTAAAAGAATAGTTAAAGAAAAAAGTATGGAGACTGTACCAGAAATGTCTCCTGAGATTGCTGCACCGACTCAATTAATGATACCAAAAAGAACTCCAAAGAAAATGCCTAAAAAGATACGTAGACGGAAGAAGTAAAAGAAATCATTAAAGAATAACGATGAAAAAACATTTTTAATATTGAGGAGACAAAATGGACCAGAAATTTTCATATGATTACACAGGAATAAAGTTTAAATTTTATGCACCCACTACCATAAAGACTGTCAAAGATGGTGATGAGTGGATAATTAAAGGTTATGCTGCAACAAGTGATTTAGACCGTCAAGGTGATGTAATCACACCAGAAGCCTTAAAGGCAGCGGCAGAAGATTTAAAAAAGAACACAACTGTATTCTACGAACATAAGCATGACCAACCACCCGTAGGTAAAGTTTTAGATGCTGGAGTTGATAAAGGTGGACTCTGGGTAGAGGTTTTAATATCTAAAACTAGAGCAGATATATGGCAGTTGATTCAAGAAGGTATATTAAATAAGTTCAGTATTGGTGGTAAAGTTATAAGTTCTCAACAGAAGTCATTAGAAGGAGTAAATTATAACTTAATTACTAAGATGGAGTTATTTGAGGTTAGCATAGTTGGACTCCCAGCTAATGTTAACGCTACGTTTTCGGAGAAGTCTATAGTTTGGAGTATTAGAAAAGCTGCTGAAAAGAAAGAAAAACTTAATGCAGCATTAGAAATAATTGAGGGAGGTGAAACGAAAGTGGCTGAAGAGAAAAAGGAAGAGAAGAAAATAGAGGAACCTATTAAAGAGGAAAAGAAAGAAGACGCCAAAGTTGAACAGACAGGCGAAGTAAAAGAAACAGAAAAAGCGATAGACGCACCTGTCGCGGGATTAGAAAAGAAAGAGGAAGTAATTCCTGCCGCAGAAGAAAAGAAAGAAGAAGTTATCGTAGAGAAAAAGGAAGAGGTTAAAGCCGAAGAGGTTAAACCAGAACTTACTAAGGAAGAAATAAAGGCCGAGGTAAAGGAAGAGGTTGTAGAGAAGAAAGAAGCAACAGTTAAGACTGCTGAAGAAGCAGCATTGGCTGCAAGAGCAGTAGCAGTAGGATTACCAGAGACAGCAACGCTAGCTGAAGTAGAGGCTGCCGAGGCTGCCTCACAGGAACCTGAAACTATTGACTTAGAGGCTGAACTGAATGGTATTAAAGCAACTTTAGCTACTATTCTTACTGCGATTGAAGCTCTTAAGACAGCTAAAACAGAAGCAGTTCCTGTAGTTAAGGAAGCATCTATGAAAATAGAAGATGTACAGGCAGTAGTAGTCAAAGCTTTAGAAGAGAAGTTAGGAAAGATTCGCTTAGTTCCAAGCCGTAAAGGAACTATTGTAAAGTTGACAAAGGATTTGGAAGAGGAAGGTAACGAAGACCTTAATACTTTAATGGACGAGACAAAGTTTAAAGCTTTGCCTGAAGCCAAACAGAGGGAATTAATCCGCAAGGGATTAACTTCTGTAATATTACAATAAAGTATTAAAGTATTAACAGAGAAACCTATTTTTATTAATAGAAGAGAGATTTATAAATAAAAAACGAGAGGAGGAATTAAAATGAGTGATATAAAGAAAGCTTTAACTACAGCTGGAGACTTTAAGATTGACGACCCGTCGGGTTCAGGTTACTTACCTAAACCGTTAGCGGATGAAATCGTTAGATACATTAGCGAAATCAACTACTGTCGTCAGATATTTAGAACTATCACCATGGCCAAGAAAACATTGGACATTCCTGTACTTACGTCTGGTAGGGCAACAGCCGGAGCCGGAGTTTACTTTGTTCCTAGCCAGGTTGATATCTCTGGAAAATCTGACCAGATTGGTCCGAAACTTCACGCAGTAAGATTGGAAGCCAAGAAATTGATGGCCTACGCCAACGTAGACAATGACGACATCGAGGATGCCGAAGTTGACGTCGTTGAGTTGTTACTCGCAAGTTTTGGTGAAGCATTTGCCGAAGCTGAAGAGATGTCCATGATTGCTGGTGACTTAGGTTACGGCACTGCCGATGACCCAAGGAAAGCCTTTGATGGTTTAGCAGAGTTAGCTGCTGATGCGTCTTTAGTACAAGCGGGTGTGGTGACTGAAACATCCACTGGTTCTTTAGAGATAAAAGGTATAGAAGAGACTATTTCTTTAGCAATAAAGAAATTAGGTAAATATGGAAGGAACAGGAAAAACCTGGTACTTTTCATAGACTCTACTATAGCTGAGTATCTTAGAAGGTCCAGAAGGGTTGTGAATTCTACTACAATCGCCGGTGCTAGAACGACTGATGCGGTTATGGTTGAACCTGGTGTAGCAGATGTGATTTACGGAGTTAACACTTACGAGAGTGCATACTTTGATTACGTGAAGGCCGGAAACAAAGGCACCGTAGGTACTGCAGTATTGGTACCCAAAGATGAACCTCTAATTGGTGACAGACGTAAAATCAAAATCGTAAAGAAAGAACTTGAAGAGCATGACAAGATTCGTTTTGTTATCTCTGAGAGAATTGACTTTGCGGTTAGGCATAAGGCATACAACGCTGGCCAAGCTGGCGCTGCCGAAGCTGTTTGCTTGATTAAGTTCAACTTAAGCTAACCTTAAGTAGATAAGATTCAAAGAGGAGGAACCTAAAAGTCCTCCTC